AAGCTAAAGAGATTGACTCTCTTAAAGAACAACTGGACGCTGAGATGAATAAAAACGTTGAAGCAAAAGGGAAACTGGCTGAAGCATCCGCTGAGAAAATTTTCAGAGAAGTTACAGAAGATTTAACTGAAACTCAAAAAGCAAAGATGAAATCTCTTGCAGACGGAGTCGAATTTGAAGATGCTGAAACATTTGCTGAAAAGCTCAATACTTTGAAGGCTACCTACTTTCCTTCAGAAGCAGAGAAAGAAGAAGTTGTTGCAGAAGAGGGTACCAATGGTACAGACTCAGAAGTTGTGATGTCTGATGCAATGAAAAAGGTTATGGCTTCACTTTCACAAACACGAGAAACAAGCATCTTAGGTGCTTAACATCATTTATCAATTTACTAGGAGAAACTGAAAATGTTTTTATCAGAAGAAATTAAAGATAAGTGGCAGCCAGTTATGGAGCACGAAGATCTCCCAAAGATCGATGATGCTACCAAACGAGCCATAACACTTCGTCTTTTAGAAAATCAAGAAAAGGCTTTGCAAGAAGCCAATGTTACAGGCGCTAACGTAGACAATTGGGATCCAATTCTCATTTCGTTGGTACGAAGAACAATGCCTCAGTTAATGGCGTATGATACTATTGGAGTCCAGCCTATGTCCGGACCTACTGGTCTCATTTTCGCTATGAAATCACACTACACTGGCGAAGCCAGCACAGGTGCTGAAGCATTAACAACTGCCGCTGGTCAACCCGATGTAGATTTCTCAGGTGACGATGGTGCAACTCCAGCCGCTACTACTTACGCTACTGCCGATGGTGAAGCGTTAGGTGGATTTGTTTCAGGTGGTGGAGCTTTCAAAGAAATGTCTTTCTCAATCGAGAAGTCAAGCGTAACAGCCGCTACTCGTGCATTGAAAGCAAAGTATTCTTTGGAACTTGCCCAAGACCTTAAGGCTATCCATGGATTGGATGCTGAGTCAGAATTAAGCAACATTTTGTCTGCTGAAATTCTTGCTGAGATCAATCGTGAAGTTATTGAGATGATTTTATCTCAAGCGACTGCAGGTGCTGCCGCTGGAACCGCTAACGCAGGAACATTTGACGTTGCAGATTCCACTGATAACAGAGGAGCACGTTGGGGTGGTGAGCGTTACAAATCACTATTGATTCAAATCAATCGTGAAGCTAACTTAATTGCTAAGAATACCGGTCGTGGTGCTGGTAACTGGATTATCTGTAGTGCAGATGTTGCATCCGCACTTGATATGGTTGCCGGATTAGCAGTTCCTAATATGGATGTTGGATCAAGTAATCCAATAGATGTATCACAAAACGTTTTTGCTGGTACTCTCGGTGGAAAATATAAAGTTTTCATTGATCAATTTGCTTCCAGCGATAGTGTAACTGTCGGATATAAGGGAGCAAATATGTACGATGCAGGACTTTTCTACTGTCCATACGTACCGCTTCAATTGATGAAATCAATTGGTGAAGAAGACTTCCAGCCACGTTTGGGATTCAAGACTCGTTACGGTCTTACTCATAACCCATTCGCATCTGGTAGTGCCGCGGCTAATCCTTATTTCAGAAAATTTGCTGTTGCAAATCTGTAGGATTAAGCTGATATAGTTAACTCGTTGCTCAAAATTTGAGCAACTTATTCTAAGCCCCGTTGTCTTAATAAGATGCGGGGCTTTTTATATTGTAGTGAAGTGATATAAATAATAGTATGGCACAACAAGAACGACTATCCCCAGGGAAAATTAATTTAGCCAAGTCAACGAACTATAGGCTAAACATACATATGTTACCAAACGTACAGTTTTGGTTAACTACGTGTAATCTTCCTACCTTTTCCGTAAATGAGGTTCCAATTCCTGATCCTGTTCACGGATTTAGATATAAACCAACGAATACTTCTACAGTAGCGCCGATGACGGTCACATTCCTCGTGGATGAAGACTATCAAAATTATATGGAAATTTTAAATTTAATGTACAAGGCGGCTGGACCAGACCTAACTGAGAGATATAAAGAAGGAGATGTGATGGGTTCAGACGGAAGTATACACGTTCTGTCCAATAACAAAAATATCTCTGATGTAGTATTCACATTTCACAATCTTTTTCCTACTATTCTAGGAGAACTCCAGATGACCAACGAATCAGCAGAACCGTTGCTCACGGATTTAACAATGCAATATGATTATATGACATACCAAAGCGGAACTCCTCTATAAAAACGCTTGACATTTGAATTGAAGTAGTATATAATGGTTCACTATGAAGATTGAAGAACTAGAAAAATTAGTAGAAAAAGACCTCTATATTGACGAAACAATCCTCGCCAAAGAGTCTCTTTTAACTCCTACCAAACACAATAAGTATCTAAAGATGCTATTGAGGGAACGATTGAAGTTAAAGCAACTTCAAAATGAACTCAATAAAGTATCTCTAGGTAGGACTTGTTATTATAATGGTTCAGATCCTGATCCTTATGAATATGTCCTTAAAGACCGAGAGGTCAAGGACTATGTTAAGGTAGATCCAGTTGTAATGGAAGCAGAAGCAAAGCTAACTCTACAAGAGGAAACAGTCAAATATCTTGAAGAAGTCTGTAAGATGTTCACAAACAGAGGTTTTGCTATCAAAAACGCAATTGACTTTATGAAATTCACAGAGGGTGGATATTGAAAGATATCATTGTACGCAAAAAAGATGATGTATATCTGAATATTGAATGTGAGGCTGGAATAGCCCACGATTTATCAGATTTTTTCACTTTTAGGGTGCCGGGATATAAATTTATGCCTGCATATCGTAATCGAGCGTGGGATGGTAAAATAAGACTATTTAATGCGTTTGGTGGTGAACTATACGTAGGATTATTACCTTATGTGGTCGAATTTGCAGAGCGGAGATCATTAGTAATCGAATATCCCACTTTGGTGCCTACTATCACGGATGAGGACAATGTCAAGTTTTTTCGTGATTTGGACCCATATGTGGATGGTAAAAGCATTACAGCATACGATTATCAGGTAAATACCGTATCCTACGCAATAAATCATAAACGAGCCTTATTGCTCTCTCCCACCAGTTCGGGCAAGTCATTAATGATCTATGCTTTAGTGGTCTGGTTACTTAAAACTATAGGTAGAAAGATATTGATAATCGTGCCGACCACTTCGCTGGTTGAACAGTTATATAAGGACTTTGAAGATTATACTACAGGATCATCTTGTGGCTATAACTCTGACCTGACTCACAGGATATACGCTGGAAAAGACAAAAATACTGATTGTCCGATCGTAATTACTACGTGGCAGTCAATATATAAATTGAAGAAAGATTGGTTCAATCAATTCGGTGCTGTAATAGGAGACGAAGCACATAATTTTAAAGCTAAATCACTTACTTCCATTCTGACCAAAATGACAGATTGTGAGTATAAATTTGGTTTTACGGGTACTCTAGATGGTACCCAGACACACAAGTTAGTCCTTGAAGGACTCTTCGGTACTGTCCATAACGTTACGACTAGTAAAGAGTTAATGGATGCCGATTTAATTGCTCAATTACATATTGAAGCAATTACTTTGGGATATACAGACGAAGAAAAGAAACTTGTGAAAGGGATGTTATATGCGGATGAGATCGACTGGCTAGTAAAATGTCAGAAAAGAAACGATTTTATCTGTAATCTAGCATTAACCAGGGATTCAAATACCCTAATTCTCTATCAATTTGTACAAAAGCACGGTGAAAAACTTTTTAAATATTTGAAGGAGAAAACTACAGACAGGCCGGTGTTCTTTGTATCAGGTGAAATCAAGACGGAAGTCAGAGAGGAGATACGTGCAATTACCGAAAAATCTGAAAACGCTATTATCGTGGCTAGTTACGGCACTTTTTCAACTGGTATTAATATTAGAAATCTTCATAATATTATTTTTAGCCATCCTGTCAAGTCTCGGATTAGAAATTTGCAGAGTGTTGGGAGAGGTCTACGAAAATGCGATAACAAAAGCAAAGCAACTCTTTTTGACATAAGCGATGATTTGAGTTGGAAAAAGAATAAAAACTATTCTCTCCGCCATTTTTTAGAGCGGGTGAAAATATACAATAGTGAAAAATTTGATTACAAACTAAGGAAAATACGATTATGAGCCAAGAATATCCATATAAGGGATCTATACATCTTAAACATACAGGACACGAATTGATATGCGATATTATTAAGGAAACTCCTGCGGGAGTATTACATATCAAAAATCCCTGTACTCTCCAGAGTGTAGTTACAGGTGACGGTACAAGTCAAATGGCAATGGTTCCCTATCTATTAACAGCCAAAGTTGATGAAGTAGGTATAAAATTGACAGATGTCCTATTTGTTACTGAATGCAGAGTTGATATAGCTGAACAACATACCCAAATGTTCAGTTCCGTTATTCTTCCAAAATCTGGAGGATTTGAAATTTAACTTGACAAATTGATAAAAGTCAAGTATAATATACAGATTTGCATCAATGTTCGCCGTGGGACGAGACACGGATTCCACCTAGATCAGAACCTAGGTAAGTAGCCTTTGGTGAAGTGAGCAGACTATAATATTCGACATACTGAATTGAGGTCTGTGTATTGATGTGCCGATGCAAGCACTAAATATACGTAAAAATCGGGTCGGGACTCACCACATAATGGTATTGTCCAGTAGAGACTTGTGAAACGACACAAGCGAGGCTAACAGGAACCGTAACCTGTCTCTATAAGCTAGGCTGTATCTTCTTACCTACTTAAAAAAGGTTGTAACTAATAGAGTATAATAAAGTACCTAAATAATGGATATTGCGAAAGGACGAAGTCCTTGAGCAATCCTGTTTCGAGCAAAGCGAGAAACAGGACTTAGATGTAACTTTTGACTCTCGGACCTACGGTCCTCGAGAGGCTTCGCCATTTCAGGTTATATAGATATTTACATAAAAGACTTGACTTATTGAATTTAAAAGAGTATAATTAGAAGATATTATACTTAATATAATTATGAGAAATATACTATGGCTAAGAATGATCTAAAAGAACCGGTTGATACAGATAACCCAACTCACTACGTCAATAATAAGGATTTTTTACAGTCTCTTATAGATTATCAAAAAGAGGTGGAAGAAGCCGGGAAAGCTGGTAAATCAAAACCTTATGTTAGTGATTACATTGCTATGTGTTTCCTACAGATAGCACAAAGACTTTCCTATAGACCAAACTTTATAAACTACACGTATAAAGATGATATGATATCAGACGGTCTAGAAAATTGTCTGGCTTATATGCACAATTTCAACCCTACGAAGAGCAAAAATCCTTTTGCTTATTTTACACAAATAATATACTACGCATTCTTACGAAGAATCCAGAAGGAGAAGAAACAACAATATATTAAGTATAAAGTATATACCGAACACGTTCAGGATATTGAAGAGGAAACTGAAAAACTTTCTCCTGATTTCATCAATGAAAAAGGATCTGCCGATTTTCATATTCATATAAAAGAGTTTATAGATGAAATGGAACGAAAAGAGAAAGAGAAGAAACAGAAACGAGAACAGAAGAAAGCCGAGAGAGAAAGCAAAATACAAATCGAATCTACTCCTGAAAACAATCTTGAATTCTGGATGCAATGAAAGTAGCAGTTATTACAGATACACATTTCGGTGCAAGATCAGATAGTCAGGCATTCTCTGATTATTTCTATAGGTTTTGGACGAATACTTTTTTCCCATATTTGAAAAAACACGATATAAAAACGATTATCCATTCGGGAGATTTGATGGATAGACGGAAATATGTCAACTATGATACCCTAGATCGGATGAGAAAAGAGTTTATTGGACCGATGATTGAAGACAAAATCGTGATGCACACAATTGTCGGAAATCACGATACATATTTTAAGAATCACGCTCGGCTGAATTCAGTCGAACAGTTATTTGATATAGACGGAATTCCTGATAATGACACATTTCATACACCAGTTATTGGTTATTCTGAACCCACAGAACTAACATTACCAGATGGATATACAGTAGATTTGATCCCTTGGATTGCTGATGAAAACGAGGAACAAATTCAAGATTTTATCAAAAAATCTAAGAATCAAGTTTGTTTCGGACATTTTGATTTGAGTGGATTTGAAATGATGAAAGGGGTAAAATCTATGTATCATTCAAGGAGTCCAGAATTCCTTAATAAGTATGATACTGTATACTCTGGACATTTTCACACAAAATCAGACAACGGACACGTTTATTATCTCGGTAATACATATGAGATTACTTGGGCTGATTATAACGACCAAAGAGGGTTTCATATTTTTGATACTGAAACTCTAGAATGTGATTTTATACCGAATCCGTATAAAATGCACAACAAGATTATCTACGAGGATAAGCCAATAGATGTCGAGCCATATGCTGACCAGATTGTCAAAATCATTGTGGATAAGAA